AAACCGTCGCCGATACAATGACCGTCTTCGGTGAAGCCACAGGCATGGTGCCAAAGACCATCGCTAACGCCACCCGGTTCGGCATAGACCTTGTGAACAACCAAACCCATCCCAAGAACATAAGTGAAGTCCTGCGCGGTGCTACCCGAGGCACCACAAAACTGAGGGTTGAGAAATGAAATGGCCTCACGATGACACGCATAGTAAGAACGTTTTCTATGGAGACTTTCATAGCAAAGCTTGGGCTTCAATGAATCTCGTCCACCTCGTTCCACCCTTTAAAATGCGCTACGCCAAGAAGCCTATCAAATCAATCCTTGTCCATCGCAAGATAGTTCCGGCACTCACGGCTGTGTTTAATGAGATCTGGGATAAATGCCATCACGAACAAGACACCGTGGATCAAACCGGAGCAAGTGACTATGGTGGGTGCTTTAACATCCGCTCTATCTCAGGATCAAACAACTACTCGAATCATTCATGGGCCTGTGCTATTGATCTCTCCCCAGAAACCAACGGCTTCCGCCATGATGATACCACCACTTTATCCTCTACAGTAATCGATGCGTTCAAACGACAAGGAGCCCTTTGGGGAGGGGATTACCACGGGCGTAAAGACCCAATGCACTTTGAATTTGTCTCTAGATGAAAGGAGAACTACATGCCTAACGGTAACGGTTACGTTCCATCCCAAGACCAAATCATGGGGCAGTTGCGTATTCTAATCCCTGCGGTTGGTTCGGTTATATCGGTCTTAGGGATCTATTCCGTGGATAAGACTGGCGCGTTGGTCTCGTCTTTGCTCACTGCTGTAGGCCCAATCTCCTACGGGATCGGTGCAATTTGGTCCCTCTACGCCAACACCCGTAAGTCGATCATGACTGCCGCGGCCAAGCCGGCTGAACCCGGTCTCCCGAAGCCACAGATTGTGCTTCCAAAAGAAGAAGCCGCGTTGGCTCAAGTTCTCCCCTCAAATGTTAACACAACTAACGATGTAAAGGTGGTGGCGAAATGAAACGGATTCTTTTAGTTCTTCTCTTAACCCTTCCCCTTCCCGGATGTGTTACATTGGAAGACTTAGCCGCGGGAATATCCCTGTCGACCAAGTCGATCGCCAATCCGGTAACCCCTGCAGATGAGGCTCAAGTTGAGATCGCTCTTGGCGGCGCCATCACTCTCCTTCAAGCCTACAAAACAGCTTGTATCGAAGGTCGTGCTGATGTGAACTGCCGCGCCAACATTGCACAGATCCAGCCTTACATCCGACAGATCCCGCCACTGATCACACGGCTCCGGACCTTCGTCGATAGCAATGATCAGATCAACGCCGCGGTTGTCTACAACACACTCAAGAATCTCTACGTCGATGTGAAATCCACCGCCACCCAACTCGGTATCAATCTTGGGAGTTCCACGCTATGAACCCACTTGTATTAGACCTCATAATCAAAGGCCTCGAGTCGCTCCCTACCCTGTTCGATGCAGGGGTTAATATCTGGCACCGCGTCGAGGAGATCAAAGCCCTCGCTAAGGCCGAGAAGGATGGCACTCTCACGAAGGCCGACATCGCCGCAGTCCGTGCCAAGTTCGACGCCGATCTTGAGGACTTCAACAAACCCATAGGTCCCTAAGATGGAGTTTGGTCAGGAAATAAACTTATTTATAATCATCGTGGTGGCAGGCATAAACTGCGTGACTGCCTACATGGCCGCGCGGACCCGGAAGGAAATGAAGCAATTAGAAAAGAACACCAACTCCAAAATGGACACATTGCTTGATACCACACAGAAGCTAGCCATGGCTCAAGGCGAGGCCAAGGGGTTGAAGCAAGGACGGCAGGAGAAGAAGGATGACAAACTCGCTTGAGCCTTTGGGCTTTATCATTCTGATCTTGGTGTTCATCGCTTTGAGTTCACGATGACACGTTGGATATTACTAGCCGTCGTTATCTATCCGGGCATACCGCTCGCGATGATTTTGATCTCGGAGTGGGCGGGGTTTAAGCAATAGCGAATTGAGGCAGAAAGAAGGAGAAATGTTATGGGTGCAAATGTATGGTTCTGGTTACTCTGGGTTATCACTTTGTTCTTCGGCTGCTGGGGCATGAGTCCTTGGGGCTCGGGACAAACCTGGGCTCCGTGGGGCGGATGGTTCATCCTCTTCGTCCTCATTGGTATCCTTGGCCTGCATGACTTCGGGAGCCCCATTCGTTGACGCGGGCTCTACGGTCGAGGAGCAAGGATGTCGGTATGTAGGTGGGGTTATAGACTGCTCCCTGCCCCCTGCGGAGCCGCCACCGAAGTCTATCTGTAAGGGATGTTGAAATGAAAGTACACGGGCGTCATCACCATCAATGCGAAAACCCATGGGACGAGGCTCCCCCTTGGGCAGTAGAACTAGGCTATATAGTGGGCCTGTTGCTAGCAAACACGGAGAAGATTATGACTGATACGGAAGACCTGAAGCAGGCAATCGCGGATCTCACGACGCAATTAACTGCAAACACCGCTGAGATCGAAGACCTTCTAACGAAGATCACTACCCCGGGCGTTAGCTCTGCTGACGTACAATCTGCGGTAACGAGTATTCGTTCGTTGATCGCTTCAAACCAAGCCGAGATCGACAAGTCGAACGCTGCATTTCCTGGCTAAGCGAGGCTTCCATCCTCATCAACATCTGGGACTTCCGCCTTGAAGAATCTCTGTCCTGTGCGGAAGTCCTGTTTCACTACCTTCAACCTTCCCCCCATTATCATGATCTGGACCACTCTCTCGATGGAGTGAAGCGGCACCCGGTCTTTGGCGAAGTTGATTATCTTCCGCTCGATGACCGGACCCCGTACCTGCATTGTTAGGACGTGGTGGAAGATCTCATCCATCGCCTTTGCATCTGCGTTGCCTGCTCCGGCCTTGAAGATATCCGGCATGGCCGCCTCCGCCTCCGTCATCCAATTCATCGCTCGGTTGAAATCATCTCTGGTGAGCACCAGCAGATCGGACTTTTCAATTGCGGAGACCATGGACAGCTTGTACAGGTGCACTCTCCGGCGGGTACTGTAATGGATAAGCTTGGGGTGTGACACGACGGGAGGCTCACCCAGTTTACGCCATGTGTTGACGCAATCCCTGTACTCGGAGGTGACTGTGAAAGATCCCACCAAGCCGCTGATAGCTTTAAGATCGTGAATAAGATCAGGATTGAGATCGGTATCCACGCCCGGTGCGAAGTCATCTCCGATTGTTCTTTCATCTGAAAACACCATTACTATCCGTGAAGTGAACCCCTGTTCCCATGCCGTTTCAGGCATGTAGTGGAGAAGGTTCGAGGGGGTTGTGCCGACGATGAGATTTAGCTGCGGGCGTTTTATCTTGATCTTTAGGTCGTTGCCGCGGCGCCATTGACCGTAGGCCTTGGGGTCATAGAACGCTGACATTGTCCCGATGGCACCTTCGTCGTAGGCTTTCATAAACGCCGAGAGTTCATCGGCGGTGATGTACATTGAATTGTATTCTATTGGACCGTCTGGGTCCGGCAACATCGCAGTTCGTTTATAATGTGTCAGGGCGTCAATCATCGAAGCATCGGTCATTGAGGTCGGAGCTATCGGCGCCCCTTCCATAGTCATGTAATAATCGCGGGCCCTGTAAATGGAACGGGTCTTCCCCGTCCCAGGGTGCCCTATCAAAGCACAGTAAATATTGGCATGAAGCTTATCCCCTCCCGAAACAACATAAACCCGCTGCTCCACGGCCGCGGCTAGCATAGAAATTGCTGACCACTTCCTAAAGATCTTAGGGCTCCCCAGCGCGTCAGTGTTTTCTATGAAGCAATCGATCCATGACCGACACTTTCGGCTGGCGTCGCCGTTCGTCATGGCCTTCGTAGTCTTTGAGGCCGTCGGGGTTCGTCTCAGCATTCCAATCACCTTTGTTCCACCCAGTTTTACAGTCATAGGGAATGCTTAGCGAACGGCCGTGCTGAAGGGGGAGTTCCTCCACCAGCATTTGTTGAAGTTGAGGTACGATGACATCTTCATCTTGTTCCTTATACATGAAAGTAAGGGCGTCATGGTCTTGCATCATTATGAGGCAAGGCCGTTGGCGCCAGATACGGAGCATGGCTCGGTTTACGATGTCTGCTAAAGATCCTTGTGGATTATATGCAATTCCCTCTCGTTGAGTAGACGGATCGTTACGTCTCCCAAAGAACCATCTCTTTCTTCCAGTAAGTGTAATAAGGTATCCAACCTTTTGAAGTTGATCGTTGGTCCAACCGTGCCAACGTAGATGAGCGGGGAAGGCATGAAAGTATTTGGGTTGGAACCCAATGACGACCGGTTCGGGAAGGTTGGTTTGCATGGCGAGGGTTTCGGGCTGTCCGCCGTAGTTGCTTCCGTGGCCCAGCTTCTTACACATGAAGCGGTAACTGTAATGTCGATAGAACGGCTGCTCTGCGATATGCTTATCGTGCTTGAGATTTCCTGTCCATGGTAGCTTAGGCCAACAGATTCTAGCAACTGCTGTATGCACATCACCAGATTCGACGGCATCTAGATATCTCCAATCGTTGAAGAGGTTTCCTTCAATGGCTCCGACGCAGTAGGTTTCCCCTGCCTTGGCGTCAAACTTGGCGAACTTCCATCCCCAATCTGAGATGAAAACGCTTCTAAGGCTTTCCTCCACGTTCTGTAGATTTCCGCCTGTGCCAAATTCCGAGTAGCTAGAGCTAAAGCGACCAGTATTTGTTCCTGAGATATTGTAGCTTGTTCTAATTCGTCCATCGGGGTCGACTCCGGTTCTGAGGAAATCTATCTTCTTCGCTAGTTCACGCATCGTTAAGAGGTGGTTAACAATCGGCCTTGCAACAAGGAAGATCTGCATCTTCTCAAGGGCCTTATGATCTGTGGTAGGGCGACCTTGCTTACGGATCACGGGGATCCCGAGGTAGCCGAAGAAGAGCTTTTGCAGATCGGGGTTGGAGCGCCAAGAGAAGGTTGGCATACCGACTCCATCAAGGACGATCTGCTCTAGCTGTCCTTCAAGTTGGTCAATCTTATCGGAGTATAGGTCAATGACTTCTTGTCTGCGTCCTTGATCCACCAAGATACCCCGCAGTTGCATCTCCAAGACTGGGCCTTGTAACGCCCGGGAGAATGTGTAGGTCGGAGAGGTGTGATCGTCCAGTTGTGGTAGGAGGACCTCCAAGATTTCGGAAGTAACGCAACAGTCCAATCCGCAATAGGTGCTCTCTCTTTCGTCATGATTATGGAGATCCTCTGGTTCGCATAGGTGGGTGTGGACTAATCTCATGCGTCACGCTTAATGGTTTTGCTGTTCCGGTATTCCGTCTTCCAAGCATGGTGATCTGTATAAATCGATCCCAGATACGCTAATCCTTTAAGGGACTCCGGTTGCAATGCGTGGTGAAGAAGCATGGTGTCATGGGAAGCTCCTTGCACCGCAATTCCCGTGGTTCTGAGGATGAACGGTATATCGTACAATCCGTTCTGGAACAGTTTACGTACTTTTGGATCCTCAAGGACCTGACGTATAAGCTCCCAACATGATCGTTCAGCTTTTGCAGTCTCCCAATAGCTACCGCTCTTCCTTCGGGTGTCATGGAACGGAATAACCAAAGCAAGGTCTGGTCTGGGAGCAAGTCCAATGCGCGTAATTTGGTTGCCGCTTGTTTCAATATCAACCGAAAGGATCTTGCACTTATGGATGAACCGACGGATGAAGATGCGGATCTCAGCTTTCGTCGGGTCGATCCAGATGGTACATGGAGGCCTCGAGACATTTGCGGTGTCCTTTTCTTTTAAGATCTTGGAGAGATCGGCTACGGTTGTAGGCCGGAGTTCCCATTGTCTGGTGACGGCGGAAGGATGATAAGTAAGCAGAAGCTTATAGCCTGCAACGCAATGAGTGCTAACGGCAGTCGTACCCCGTAGCTTGGTGATACCAGTCCTACCAGCCATAGCCCAAAGAGCACTGTTGCCGAGGCAGACGATAAGATTTGGATCGATGTGAAGTATCTCGTCACCAAGCCGGTCAAGTTCATGTTGGAACTCCTTTCGAACGTATTTTGATTTCTGAAGGATCGGATACCCGGCGATGCCTTCGGCTTTGCCGCCGCAGAAGTACAAGAGGTCGTTGCCGGGTGGATGTTGTTGGAAGACGTTGGTCCGATACAACTCAGGGTGAAGGTCCCATATCGCTGCGAGGGTCCATGGGTCCTTGGTTCTGTAATACTTGGAAAGGTAAGATCGGTCTTCGGAAGTGAGTTCGATCACTCCTGCGTCGTTAAGCATCCGCAAGAGTTCCGCGCCTGTGGCCCCAACGAAACCCTTACCGATCTTCTTCTCATTCTCGCCTTGGGCTTCGCCGATGAGGAAGATGGGTTTCATCTCTGCCCCTGCAACCGTCGGATTTCATCATCGATATACCACTGAGCCTTTTTCAAATTATTCACAGGGTCCCCTTTGTCCTGATACCTCCAGAGGTACTTGATAGCATTCCCTACGTTGAAGTTGAGGTGCCGAGCGACTTCAATACATTCAATACCGCTTGGATGGCGTCGGTAGTGGGAGGGATTGATCGGATCTTCGGGGGGCGAAGCACCGATGGCTTCTTCACCAGACATCGCTTGATCGTCTTCTCGCTGCGGTGCATCGCCATTGCTATGTAATACATCGATCGCCCTTCGACGTAGGCGCGGCGGCATAGCGCCCGATCCAGCGGCGTCATGTGTATCCGTGTCTGCGAGGGCTTTGACACCATCTACCATCTCCTGATGCATCTCGTTGGTGAGTTGGAAAGGTTTCATTCGGAGGACTCCGTGAGGGGAAAAGGGGGTGGAGGCATTTGCGCCCTCCACCCTAAGTTGGCCCGGGGTTAGGGGTCCCGGGCGGGAGGCCTCAGCAGAGCGACTGGAGGGAAACCCTGCTGAGGAACTGGTTAGTTGAAGCCGTCGATGAAACGACGTGCTTCTCTTTCGTCACCAGATTGAATTGCCACCATCCCGAGCATTGCTAGAGTTCCTGACTCCAGTCTTGTCTCAGGATGTTTGTTCATATCGGATAGCATTGATGTAACCGCGTTAACTACATCACCATGAGCAAGATACTCATATGCTCGTT